TTTTGTTAAGTGTTTACCTAAGATTGTTGAACTTGAACACAAGATTGATTCCGAAGTTGACCGATATGTTGATTTAAAGGATGAAATAAGAAACAGGATAAAACAGATTGAAAACAAGAATGAAAGACTTGTTCTTCAGCATAGATATTTGCTGTTTCATACATGGGAAGCTATTGCAGAAGAACTTGACTTCACACCGCAATGGGTTTATAAATTACATAACAGAGCATTGAAAAACTTTCAGAAAAAGTTCGGGAGTTTATTGTAATTTACTCTTATATAGTGTAAAATTGTATTATGTAGAAATGCAGATAGAAATATCTGCATTTTCTTTTTATAGCTATTATCAGAAAGGCAGGTGAATTTTATGACCGCAAATCAGCAAAAGTTTTGTGATGAATACTTGATTGATTGTAATGCTACAAGAGCATACAAGGCAGCTTATCCCCGAATAAAGAATGATGCCGTTGCAAGGGCGAACAGTTCAAGACTGCTAACAAATGCTAACATTAAGGCTTATATTCAAGAACGGCTTGATGAAATGAGTTCTGCAAAGGTTGCATCCGCTGAAGAAGTCATGAAATACCTGACTTCTGTAATGCGTGGTGAATCTACTGCTGAAATAGTAGTCATTGAAGGGGATGGTGACGGTTGTTCATCTGCAAGACGGATGGATAAATCACCTGATGAAAAAGAACGGTTGAAGGCTGCTGAACTAATTGGTAAACGGTACGGTCTTTTCACTGACAAGGTGAATGTTGAAGGCGGTGCAAAGGTTGTTATTGTAGATGACCTTGACGAATAGGAACAGGTTAGTAACAAAAAGCCGTTATTTCATTGATTTTATGCGGTTTTGTTTTTATTGTGCCATAAATGGGGTGTGAAATATGGATAATGCACTTTTCAAAATTTCAGACTTTGTTGGCGGTGGGTACAAAGAATTTTGGAAGTTCAAAGGCAGATACAGAGTGTGTAAAGGTTCAAGAGCATCCAAAAAATCAAAGACCACTGCTTTATGGTTTATCAGCAATCTTTCCAAAGAAAAATACAAAGCTGCAAACCTGCTTGTCATCAGAAAGACATTCCGAACACTGAAGGATTCTTGTTTTACAGAATTGAAATGGGCAATCAACAGACTTGGAATGCAGAACACTTGGATTGCAAAAGAATCACCACTTGAAATTGTTAATGTTGAAACCGGACAGAAGATATACTTTAGGGGATTAGATGACCCATTGAAAGTTACATCAATCACTGTTGATGTTGGTGTCCTTTGTTGGTTATGGATTGAAGAAGCCTATGAAATAACATCGGAATCAGACTTTAATACCATTGATGAATCAATCCGTGGTGAAGTTCCTGAAGGACTGTTCAAACAGATAACCTTGACCTTCAACCCTTGGAATGAACATCACTGGATGAAAAAACGATTCTTTGATGCACCTGTTGACCCTGACATCCTTGCTATGACAACAAACTATTTGTGCAATGAATGGTTGGATGCTTCAGATAAAAAACTGTTTGAGCAGATGAAGAAAAACAATCCAAGAAGATATGCCGTGGCAGGTCTTGGAAACTGGGGAATTGTTGACGGTCTTGTTTATGAGAATTGGAAGGAAGAAGAATTCCGATTAATGACCAAGGCTGAATATAACAAGATGGAAGAAAAACCTGAATGTGTGGTGTTCAGTGATAAACTGAAATCAGGTTTTGGTCTTGACTTTGGTTACACCAATGACCCTTCAGCAGCGTTCATTGGATTTGTTGACATAGACAACCGGAAAATATATGTTTGGGATGAAATGTATGAAAAAGGCTTGTCAAACAAACGCATCTTTGAAAATCTTTATTCGATGGGATATTCAAAGGATAGATTCACCGGTGATTCCGCAGAACCAAAAAGTATTGATGAATTAAAGGGTTACGGATTAAGAATCAACGGTGCAACCAAAGGAAAAGACAGCATCAACAATGGTATTCAGTGGATTCAAGATTTTGAAATCATAATTCATCCCCGGTGTGTCAACTTCCTGACCGAAATCAGCAATTACACTTGGGATAAAGACAAGTTCGGAAGTAAACTGAACAGACCAATTGATGACTTCAACCACCTGATGGATGCTATGCGTTATGGGTTGGAACAATTCATCAAGGGCAATAAATGGCTATATTAGTAACACATTAGTGACAGAATCCGTTGAAATCCTTTGGCTTCAGCAGTTTTGTATATATTAAGCAATAAAGAAAGGGCGGTGAAAAAGAATGCTAACAGAAAGTGAAATCTATAATCTGATTCAGGAAGATTTGACCAGTTCACGGAAAAGGTCGGCTTCAGTAGGACACAAGTATTATGAAGGCAGACATGATATTTTGGATTACAAGCTGTATTACTATAATGCTGATGGTGTTTTGGTGGAAGATACTACACGCAGCAATATAAAAATCTGTCATCCTTTCTTCACTGAACTTGTTGACCAATGCGTTCAATATATGTTATCCGGAAAAGACAGCTTTGTGAAGTCGGATATTCCCGAACTGCAAGAAGAACTTGACAATTACTTTGGTGATGACTTCAAGTCTGAATTCACTGACACCTTGACCGATGCTTGTGCAGGCGGTTTTGGTGATATGTACGCATACAAGAACATCAATGACAGAACAACATTCCAATATGCTGATGCAATGGGTGTTGTGGAAGTTCGTGCAAAGGACACTGATGACCACACCGAATATGTCATCTACTGGTACATTGACCGAATTGATAAAGGAACAAAGAAAATCAAGCGTATTCAAGTATGGGATGCCAAACAGACCACTTACTTTGTGCAGGTGGATGAAGGCAAAATCAAAAAGGATGACGATGAACCATTGAACCCAAGACCGCACATCATTTATACCAAGGACAATGACAAATCCTTGTATTATGATGGTTTTGGCTTCATCCCATTCTTCAGACTGGATGCAAACCGCAAAATGACCAGTCATCTTCAACCGGTAAAGGCTTTGATTGATGACTATGATTTAATGGCTTGCGGTCTTTCCAATAACCTTCAGGATGTGTCTGAAGCACTGTATGTGGTTAAGGGATTCCAAGGTGACAATCTTGAAGAAATGATTCAGAATGTCAAGACCAAGAAACATATTGGTGTTGAACCTGATGGTGATGTTGACATTAAGACTGTTGACCTTCCACATCAGGCACGAATTCAGAAACTTGATATTGATGAAAAGAATATATACCGATTTGGTATGGGATTCAATTCTGCACAATTAGGTGATGGAAATGTGACCAATGTTGTCATTAAATCAAGGTATGCACTTCTTGATTTGAAGTGTAATAAACTTGAAACAAAGGTCAAAGCATTTCTGAAAAAGTTGGTCAAGATTGCATTGCAGGAAATCAATGACATTAACGGCACTGATTATCAGTTGTCTGATGTTTATATTGAGTTTGAGCGTGAAGTTATGACAAACGCATCCGACAATGCTTTGATTGAAAAGACTGAAGCTGAAACACAGCAAATCAAACTTACAACAATTCTGAATGCAGCTGCAAGACTTGACAATGACACGGTTCTTCAAGCTATTTGTGAACTGTTTGAACTTGATTTTGAGGATGTCAAAGCCTTGGTTGAACAGAATCCTGTTGTTGACCTGAATGGTGCATCGGAAACGCTTGCAAATGCTCCAGTGGAAGAACCTGAAAAACCGCCGGGTGAAGGTGGTGATGCTTAATGAATGGAAGGCAAAAAGAAGTTCTTAAAGCAGGACTGAAAGATGAACAAGCCGTTTTGGATGCCCTGACAAAGAATTACACTTCAGCACTTGCAGACATTAAGCGGAACATCCGTGATTTGCAGTCAAACCCTTTGACACAATCCAAAGCATATCAATTGGAATTTCAAAAGCAACTTGAAAAGCAGATTTCCGGTATTCTTGATAACTTGCAAGGAAAAAACTTTGCATCCATTGCCGATTACCTTCAGAAATCATACACCAATGGCTTTGTTGGTAATATGTATGACCTTCAAGGTCAGGGTGTTCCCCTTGTTCTTCCGATTGACCAAAGGCAGGTTTTGAAAGCCGTTGAAAAGACCGGTGATGATTTCAAGCTTGCTAATAAACTTGGTGTTTCAACCAAAGAACTGAAGCAACAGGTTCAGCAGGAATTAACAAGAGGTCTTGCAACTGAACTGTCATATGCAGCGATTGCCCGAAATATAAGTGATTATGGTCAAGCTAATATGAATCGGTCAATGCTGATTGCAAGGACTGAAGGTCACCGGGTTCAGAATGAAGCAAGAATGGATTCAATGCAAGCTGCAAAAGATAAAGGTGCAGACATTGTGAAACAGTGGGATTCCACACTTGACGGCAATACAAGACCTGAACACGCTGAATTGGATGGTCAGGTTCGTGAACTGGATGAAGATTTCACAGTTGGAAGTTATTCCGCACCTTGCCCGGGTTCATTTGGTGACCCTTATATGGATTGTAATTGCCGTTGTGCAATGCTCCAAAGGGCAAGATGGGCGGTTCAGGATGAATCAACCTATCAGAAGTGGAACAATGAAACTGGTGGTTTCATAGAATGTTCCGGGTATGAGGATTTCAAAGAAAAATACTTGGATGCAGCAGAGAACTTGAAAGATTCAAATGAAAGTGATATAATGAGTATTAAGGATTGCACTGATTTTGATTCTATGGCAAAATACTTAAATGATACCTATGGAATAACCGTTAGTGATTCAGTCAAAACGCTTGATTTTACCACTGTTCAGCAAAGTTTAACTGGTGTTGAACAAGTAATGCAAGAATTCCCACAAGCTGCAAAGACACTTCAGAGTGTAGGAACAAGCAAGAATGGTGTTATGTGTGCATCATTCAATGGAAACATTAACTTCAACCCCGGATATTATCAGAATGGCAATGCCAAAGTTGCAACGTCAATGATTCAGGGTGACACCACTGGTTTCCATCCGAAAAACACAGGTGTTCTTGAAACAGGAAGTCACGAAATGGGTCATCTGCTTGAAAGAACATTAATTGAAATGAGCAATCCCGGCACGGATGCAATATCACAGTATCAGAAGATTAATGATTGGAACAGGTGTACAGAAGCAAGTAAAATTATTTCAAAAGCCTGCAAAAATGTTAAAAAGACTGATGCAGGAAAAGGTTATATTAACAGTCAGCTGAAAGCACAGGTGTCAGGATATGCGACAAAGAATAACAGTGAATGCCTTGCAGAATGTGTCGCTGATTATGTTGCAAACGGTGAAAACGCTGCACCATTATCCATTGAGGTTTGGCAAATGCTGAAAGAAAGGCTTGGTTGATATGGAAAATTTCAAAGACATTCAGAAGTTTTTTGATTATCTCATAATTGATGATGACGGTTGGAAGGGCATCAGAAATGATGCACCGGATGATGTCAAAAAGGCTTATGATGATTATATCGAAAAGCAAAAAGACCTTGAAAACAAAGGAATCAAGGCATAATATTATTGATTAGAGCATCCGAAAGGGTGCTTTTTTCATACCCTTCTTCAAAAGTCAGAAGTAAAACAGAGTATTTCAAAACAAGACGAAACTTGTAAAAATCGTAATTTGAAAGTGAGGATATAAACAATGACTTTACAGGAAATTTTGAAAGCAAAAGGTCTTGATGATAAGGCAATTGAATCTGTTATCGGCGAAATGAAACAGAATAAGATTTTCACTTCCAGTGAAGAAAACCTTGACATCAGGTATGGAAAATTAAAAACTGATTTTGATGCTTTGACCAAACAGCACGGTGAATCAACTACTTTAATTGAACAGCTGAAGAAGGACAGTGCCGGCAATGAAGGGCTTCAGAATAAAATCACCGAGTACGAAACAAAGGTCAATGAACTTGAAAATCAGCTTCAGCAGACAAAGATTGAATCCGCTTTAAAGGTTGCTTTGCTTGAAGCAAATGTGACCGATGTGGATTATCTTACATTCAAAATTAAGGAAAAAGGTGAAGTCAAACTTGGTGAGGATGGCAAAATCAAGGGTATTGATGACACCATTGCTGCACTAAAGACCCAGTTTCCACAGCATTTTGCATCCGAATCCAAAAAGAAGATTGATGAAAACAAGCTTCCGAATGGTGAGGAACATAAGGACGGCTTCACAAAGAAAGACATTCTTTCCAAGCCATATGCCGAAAGATTGAAAATGTATCAGGAAAATCCTGAACAGTTCAATCAGGCAATGAATTCTGAATCTTAAATTAAAAACGAAAGGATAAGTGATTATTTATGGCAAATGATGTAACAAAAGTAAGTAATGTAATTGTACCTGAAGTGATGGGTGCAATGATTGAAGCAAAGATTTCTGCACTTTGCAAACTCACACCTTATGCAAAGGTTGACACAACCCTTCAGGGTGTACCGGGTGACACCAAGACAGTTCCTTCTTGGAATTACATTGGTGATGCAGAAGATTTTGACCCCGAAAACACAGAGGGCAAAGAAATTGAAACTGCAAAGCTGACTGCATCTTCCACTACTTTCACAATTAAGTGTGCCGGAAAGTCGGTTGCTATTCTTCAGACTGCAATCAACAGCGGTCTTGGTAACCCCATCGGTCAGGCTGAAACACAGCTTGCAAAGTCCATTGTTGGCAAGGTTGACAATGATGTTCTTGATGCTGCATATACTTCTTCCAATATTTATGACGGTAGCAAGGCAATTGTTGGTTATAAGCCTATTGTTGCAGCTGTCACCGGCTTTGAGGATGAGGAAGATGGAATTGAAAAGGTTATGTTCATTCATCCGAAGCAGGAAGCGCAGCTTCTTGTTGACCCTGACTTCATTTCCGCTGATAAGTTTGAAGCAGGTGTTGCAGTTCGTGGTTCTATCGGTAAGATTGCCGGCTGTTGGATTAAGAAGTCCAAGAAGGTCAAGCTTGACAAGGGTGTGTTCCAATGTCCTATCATCAAGATGGAACCGGATTCCCCTGAAACCGAGTACACGGAAGATGAACTTCCTGCACTTACAATCTTCCTGAAGAAGGACACACAGGTTGACCATGAATGGTTTCCTAAGAAACAGCGTCACGATGTCACAGCTGCCAAGTATTACGGTGTTGCACTTACTAATGCAAGCAAGGTTGTTATTGCCAAGTTTGCTGAAAAGTCTACAGCTGAAGGTTAAGGTCAATATGACCCGACTGTTACCTAATGTGATGGTTGGGTCATTGATTTTATAGAAAGGGGTGCTTTTATGATTATCAGTGTTGATGAACTGATGCAGATGCCCGAATTTTCAGGTATGTCAGAAAGTGTTCTGAAAAGAAAGCTGAACGGCATTGAAGATTTGGTCAGGGCATACACCAACAATAATTTTCAAAACCGAATGAAAAGGTTTTTTGCACCTTCTTCCGATTCTGTTTTGGTTGATTGGTGCAAGCTGATTAAGGTTGGTGATACTGTTCAGATAAGCGAATCAATCAATGAAGGCTTGTATGTGGTCAAGGCAATTGACAGAGTAAACAAAACAATGACACTTGATTCTGCTTTGATTGATGCTGAATATAACCTTGTTACAAAGATTGAATATCCGGATGCAATTGTTGAAGGTGTGGTCAATCTGATGATTTGGGAAGTTCAAAATCGTTCAAAAGTTGGAATCCAATCTGAAACACTTTCAAGGCATTCAGTGACCTATTTTGCACAGGATGCAAGCAATCAGTTGATGGGTTATCCAGTTACCCTTCTTGGATTCTTGAAACCATATATCAAGGCAAGGTTTTAGTGATGATTGGTGGAAACATCATTGCACTGTTCCAAGTCAAAGATAAAGGAAAGAAAAATGAAATTGGTGAGCGTGAACACCAGTGGGTTGATGTTGCATCATCCAAAGGTTGGCTTGACCTGAATGGTGGTGATTCCAAACACACATCCTTCAATGCGAAAGTGCAGGAATCAACACACATTTTTCTTTGTGATTATCAGTCATTCAAAGGTTTATCCGGTGAATGGGTTTGGAATCCGTTTAATTTTATCAGCGGTGAAATATCAACTGCAAAACTGGATGCAAAAGTTGATGTCACCAGTGAAAATGCAAGGATGCTGATTGACAATTCTATTTATCAAATAATGCTTATTGATGACCCAATGGGGATGCATCAACACCTTGAAATATTTCTGAAATATGTGGGTGGTCAAAATGGCGGTTGAGTTTACAGATAACAGCATTCAAGTGAAAGATGCAATTCAAGATAACATCATCGGTTTTCTTTATGAAATCGGTGGTGAATTTGCATCCCAAGCTGCACGAAACAGCAGAGTTAAAACCGGTCAGACAAAAGGTTCTTGGGATTACCAAGTCAATGAATCAGACCTTGAAGTTCAGATTGGTTCACCACTTGAAAATGCTATTTGGGAAGAATTCGGAACTGGTGAATATGCCTTAAATGGTGACGGTCGCAAGGGTGGTTGGTACTATGTTGATGAACTTGGTAACGGTCACTTTACGCACGGTAAAAAACCAAACAGGGCATTGTGGAATGCGTTTGAAACGCTGAAACCAAAGGTTCAAACTGTCATTGAAAGCAAATTGAAAGGATTGAATTGATTATGAAAGAAGTTCTTGCAGTTATAAATGACCAAATGGAAAGCCTTGGTTTGAATTATGAATTTGAGGAAATGAGCGAATCACCGCCTAAATACCCATACTGGGTTGGTGAATATTCAGAA